TTCAGGATGGCGACCAGATGTACGATGGAGTGATCGTTAGGATGGTTCCTGAGATCTCTCGGTTCGTGAACAACGTCTGGACCAACCTCTTGACGGCAGGGGCGACAAGTGCCCGGATCGAGCCAGTCTTCTTGCTGGCCCAACAGGCCGCGGTGTTTGGTTGGGGTCAGATGGCGAAGCCTACGTTCCGTAAAGAGGACGACTACGGCTTCATCACTGGCACCGGCATCGAGATGGCCTACGGCGTCGGCAAGATGTTCAAGAAGCACCCGAATACTGGCACCGCCCTTAAGCAGTGGGGCGTCGCGACCGGGTTCTTCGCTTCCGCGTCCGACTAAGGGCGCTGAGGCGCCAGAAAGGAGAATACGATAATGGTATCGCAACTGAATGTCAGAACTACGGCGCGCGAAGCACAGTACGAAATGGTGCAGTATATCTCTGCGCGTCTTACTATGTCTGGAACAGCCGATCTTCCTGTCGTGAAGATTGGTACTCTTCCAGCGGGCAGTATTCCACTTTGGATTGCTTCCAGAGTGGCAACAGCGGTAACTGGAGGCACTCCAGTCCTCGGTGTCAGCTTTGCTACAGCTGGTGCTGCTGCTCCAGCCGTCGGGACTACCAGCAACGTCCAGAACGTTCTGGCTGAGGCAGCTGGTAGCGAAATGGTATTTCCGTTGGCAGCAATGGTACTGCCGCTGACGGTAGATACCGATTTCTATGTTGGCACCTCCGGTGGCGTTACCGCCGGAGATGTTTACATCACGATTGGCTTCGTAAAGCCGTTGGCTTAAGAAGCTATGGCTAACTAGGGAGGGAAGCTTCCCAAACCTCACACTTCCCTCTCCTTTTTGCAACAGGAGACGACCAAAATGGTTAAGATCACTTGGAAAGGCGAAGGCGAACCCCCGAAAGAGGGCGAACCAGAGCAGGAAGTAACCCTCGGCCACTATAAGATGAAGCGGGGCGAGGCCGTTGAAATCACCGAGGCTCCTCTCATCGAGATGTGCCGTGAGAACAAGTTCTTCGAGGTCGAGGGCGAGCCCAAGGCACCTTCGGCGGCTGAAGAGTCCCACTCGGTGTCTCACGCAAGGCCTTCAGGGCGAAAATGACTATTGGATCATCGACTCTGCCGGGCGTCCGGGCACGAGTCCTTCCTCGGTTCCCCGCGAATGTTATCGCGGGGACTGGGATTTCTATAGTTAAAACAGGAGCAACCTACAGCATCAGCCTGACTAGCGACCCATTGGGTTTGGCCAGTCTGTTTAACTGTGCTAACGATGGAGCTGCAGCCTCGTCTGGTGTTCCGGTAGGGGGACTCTACCGCAACGGGAGTGTACTTATGGTGAGAGTGGTCTAATGGTCGAGGTAACAAAGACACGAGACGAACTCATTCGCGAGGCAGCGGATCGCCTACAAATTGTAGGCACGGGGCAACCTCTAGAGCCCGAATATGCGGAGCGTATCGGAGTCAATGTTGATCCGCTGTTGATGCAGCTCGCTGCGGATGGTATTTGTCAAGTGGCAAATACTAACTTTATTCCGAGTGAGTGGTTTGACTCACTCGCGGGGCTGCTGGCGAATATGTGCTCCGCCGTAGCGGGGAAGCAATATGCTCCGGAGATCAAGGCGTTCTATGAACTGTCGCTACGGCGGCTCGTCGCGTCGAGCCCGAGTTACACTGTACTGGAGTCCGAGTACTTTTGATGCCTGATATAGTATTCCCAACGTCGTCAGCACCGGGCGTCCGCCCCCAGGAATCTGGAGGGCGACTGATTAACGCTTTCGCCGAGGCTACACCTTATGGTGCCCCATCGAAGGTTATTATCAGGCGCTCACCCGGACTTCTAAAGAAGCAGGAGAGTGTTAACCATGTTCATACAAGAGGCTTTCTGGATGCCGCTGGATTACTTCTATGGGTCCTTAATGACAGGGTTCTGTCTGTGGATAACAGCTTTGTCACTGTGGACCTTGGAGCCCTTGTGGGCACGTTGCCGGTAACACTCGCAAAGAATAATGCCCTGGTACCTAATTATGTTGCTGTAACAGAGAATGGTTGTTTTAATCTGTTTACAGGGTCGCCACCTACTTCGTTCGCGGACGCAGATCTTCCTGGGTCGCCAACGAGTGTCTGTGATATGGATGGCTACTTTGTCTGGACCTTTAGTGATGGAAGAGTATTTGCCTCAGACCTGAACTCGGTCAATGTAAATGCCCTATCATTTACCACTGAACAGGGACTGATCGCTCGTCGTGCCATCCGTTATACAGGACTGCTGTTCATTTTTGGAGACAAATGGACAGGTGTTTATAGTGATACTGGAACCATTCCATTTCCCTTTACTCGTCAAGGAGTTATAATACCTAGAGGCATCGTAGGAACTCATGCTATTGCCGGTTGGGAAACTGGTTGGGCTAATGAGCTATTATGGGTTGGAGATGATTATATTGTGTATAAGCTTGAAGGATATACGCCCACTCCAGTATCAAATAATGATGTTAGTCGTGCTATTTATAGCGCAGTTCGCGCTGGTAAGAGTGGTTTTATAGAGGCCTACGTTTATATGTATGAGAAGAATGCTTTTTGGGTGGTATCTTGCCACGATGAGTGGACTTGGGAGTACAACCTTTCGACAGGGGAGTGGAACGAGCGGGTCTCCTATGGGAGACCCAACTGGAAGGGGCATAGAAGTATTCGTATCTATGAGCGGTGGCTCACCGGAGACGAGTTGACAGGGGACCTTTTTGAGGTCAGCGGGACGTACTTTTTGGAGGGAGTTGATCCCCTGATTTGGCATGTCGAGAGTGGGGCTCTAAGTGGCTTCCCAAACCGGACAGTTATTCCGCGCGCGGCATTCAACATGACTACGGGCGTTGGGGATTTTGCTATCGAGGGTGATCCAAAGGTAGAGATTTCATGGTCGCTTAATGGCGGACAGAGTTATGGCAACCCGGTCATTCGCCGCCTTGGTGGGCCGGGAGAGACAAACTCACATCCCTATATCTTGTCTAGCGGCCTCTCTCGCGGCCAGGGAGTACGCTACCGCTTGCGCGTTTCTGATCCAGTCCACGTGGGACTGTCTGGTGGTACAGTTGATCCACAAGGGCGGGGGCCTTCAGGATGAGCATTAAACCCATCCTTAGCCCGTTCTCGGAAGTTTTAGATCCAAATCGGCGCTGGACGCCGGATTGGTACTCTTGGCTCGGAGATCTACAAGTACAAGCAAATAAAGCAGACAATTTTATCCCGGGTGATCTCTCTATCTTCAATTTCACTCAGTTTGGTGGACTCGCCAATAATAATCAGGCCAGCGCCGCAATAAACAGTCAGGCTATAGCCGATGGTGTTGGCGCAGCAGTAACAGCGGGTGGTGGTATTCTGCAGTTTCCGCCGGGGATAATCTATGCTAACAGTCAGATTTTGATAAACGACAGTTCGGTCCACTTGTGGGGATCGGGCAAGCGCGTCACCACGATCAGGGCGGCCAGTGGCTTCCCGATCAATACGTCACTGCTTCGGTGGGGCACTGTGTTCGACAGCACAGTTCAGGACATTGGCCTGGATTGCAACTATATCGCAGGCTCTATTGGTGTTTATTCTAATGGAGCTAATGAGGGATGTGGTCTGTTCAGAGTGGCAGTCGCAAATTCCCTGGATACTGGGATTTTTTACGATACTGGCTGTGAGCATTTCAATAATGAAGATATTGAAGTACTCTTAAGCAATGCCTCATCGAACTATGGCATAAGGCTTGGCAGTGGTACCGGCGGCGCGGGCATTACGCCCTTCTTCAGAACCACCATTGTTGGTGCGGGCCAACTTCCTGGAACTACTATAGCAGGAGTTTGGGTAGACGGCTCATCCGAGAGCGGCGCGGTAGTAATGTTTACGGACCTTCATCTGGAGTTTATGACTACTGGGATTAAGATTGACGGAGATGCGGTCTATGGAACTATTAACTTTGTTGACGGCGAGCTGATCCCAACACTGATCCATTTTACCGGGCTATCGCCGGTCGTTATTCTTCAGGCAATTAACTTTTTTGGTGCGAACAATATCCTGGTGGACGATGCTAGTGGATTAACAATCCCCAATTCAGAGAATCCGCTGGCGATCTGGTCACGCAAGCCACTCTTCGATGTTCGTACTATCACAACGACAGTCACCACGTCGCCTTATACTGTCTTAGACTCTGATCTGGCTCTTATAGTAAATAACGCAGGTACAGTTGGCCTGACGCTCCCTGACCCAGCGCTCAATCTGGGTCGCATTATCTACATCAAGACACTACAGTCGCAGGCGGTGGATAGCATAGCTGCCGATGTAGTTTCGCTGCGAAGTGCCACACCTGATGGCTTTATCCTACCGCCAGCGGCAGGAGCTTGGGCTTTCATTCAGTCAGATGGAGCAAATTGGCAGATTACTGCGCAAAGCGATCCGTTTGTCACAACTCAGTTTATCAGCAGTTCGCCCTATACAATCGACATTTATGACAGCATTATCCAAAATAACGCAGCCGGAACGCTCACTGTTACGCTACCCAATGCAACTACCTATCGGGGCAGGAGGTTAACATTCATCAGTGTCGGCAACGCTGTTATCAGCGCAAGTGCCAACGTTGCGCCACTTGGCGGCGGCGGTGCGAGTACCGCCATTGTGGCCGCGACGAGTGGCAAGTATACGACGATACAAGCAGATGGGCCATTATGGCGGGTGGTAGCAGCAAATTAGTGACCGTCTGGCTAGTCATGGAAGGATAGTGTTATGGCACTCTTTGACGCCTTTACTGGTGCTCCAGCTATTCAAGCCGGGGTAGATACCCGTAACACACTTGCTGACCTGAGGAGCCAG